AATCCTCTGTTTTTACTATCAACAGCTTACGCACTGCTTTTCAGATGCAGAAGTTTTATGAACGTCTTGCTCGTGGTGGTAGTCGGTATACAGAAGTGCTTCGCTCTTTCTTTGGCGTAGTTTCTCCTGATGCTCGTCTTCAGCGTCCTGAATTTTTAGGTTCGTTCACAAAAATGGTTATGGTAAATCCAATAGCTCAGACTTCTGCAACCGACGACATCACTCCGCAAGGTAACCTTTCTGCTTATGGCGTTACTGCATCCAAATTCCATGGTTTTACAAAATCCTTCGTTGAGCATGGCTATATTATAGGCTTCGTTTGCGCTCGTGCTGACTTAACCTATCAGCAAGGTATTAACAAAATGTGGCTTCGTTCTACTGTTTACGATTTCTATTGGCCCACATTTGCGCATCTTGGCGAGCAGGCTATTGAGCTTCGTGAGATCTATGCTCAAGGTTCTGAAGCTGACACTACTGTTTTTGGCTATCAGGAACGTTATGCCGAGTATCGCTATAAACCTTCTCAGATCACAGGTAAATTCCGCAGTTCTGTAACTGGTGGCACTTTGGATAAATGGCATCTTTCGCAGTTTTTCCAAAATGCGCCTACTCTTAACGAAGAATTTATCGTTGAAAACCCGCCTATTGAGCGCATTATTGCCGTTCCTAGTGAACCTCAATTTTTACTTGACATAGGATTCCGCTATACAACTGTACGTCCGATGCCTATGTTCGGCACGCCTGGTCTTGTCGATCATTTCTAAGGAGTTGATTTTATGTCATGGCTTTCTGATACTGTTGGTAGTATAGCTGGTTCTGTATTTGGTTCTGCCGTTCAGAATCATTATAATTCTGCAAATGCCGCTCAGGCTAACGAATGGAATGTTGAAAACTATAAACATCGTTATCAATGGGCTGTAGAAGATATGCGCAAAGCTGGTCTTAATCCTATTCTTGCCGCAACTAATGGAATAGGCGGCTCTATATCTGGAGCTTCAGCTGCTTCTGTAGGTATGAGTGATATTGGTTCTACCATGAACTCTGCTAAAGCCGCTAGTGCTGCTGAGAGGCAGGCTAAGAATGCCGAGCATCTTGCAACATCTCAAATTGATAAAAACGTCGCAGAAACCGATTCTGTGCGTCAGAGCACCAATGGTACAGTTATTCAGAATGGTATTCTTGCAAATGATTTGAATTTTCGCGAGCAGACTTATGAAAAACGTCTTGGTTATGAGCTTGAAAAGATGAATTTGGAGCTTGAAAACCTTCGTCTTCAGGGTTCTTACCTCAGCTCTGGTGTTTTGAACAACATTGCTTCTGCTTATCGTTCTAATTCTGCTGCCGCTTTTGATAATATTCAAACTGAAATGGCAGGTATGGAACGTGATTTTTATAAGAGTATCGAAAGTTTTACAGGTGCTCCTAGATCTGTCGCTGGTGGTGTTGGTTCTGCTATCAAAAATGTTATAAGCTTCTTCGGAGGTCGTTATTTTGGAAGGAGATAATTTTATGTCTAATAAAACTACTATGATTCTTACTTTTATCGTTTCTGTTGTTGTCCCTTTTATTCAGGAAGTTGTAGATCTAATCGAAGCCCTGAAAGGTAAAGCTTCTTCCAATACCGTGACTGCTAAAAAGGTTGCTTCGGACTTTCAAGCCGATGTTGCGCAACTTGTTGAGCCAGTTGCTAATAAGAATGATTCTAAAAAAACTAGCCGTTTTTTCGGTTCTTGGAGGGATGCTAAATGAGACGTCGTCGTTTATCTAAACGAGGTTCTCGCCGTCTTTTTCGGCGTACCTCCAGATCTCGCCGTAGAAATTTTAAAAGAGTAGGACGAGGTGGATTTAGGATTTGACATTCTGACTTAATCCTGATACAATCGGTACAGGTGATTAATATGGTTTGTTATAATCCTATACTCATGTACCCAGTTGAAGGAGCGATTACGAAAAATGGAAAACAACATTATAGTTTTTACGGTAGCCTTGCCTCTCACCCTGAGCTTGCTGGCGATAGCCGTTTCATTCGTTGTTCTTGTAAACAATGCATCGGCTGTCGCCTCGAAAATAGCAGACAGTGGGCTGTCCGTGCTGTTCACGAAGCCCGTTCTTCGTCTTCTGCTTATTTCGTTACTTGCACTTTTGACGATTATCATTTGCCACGTGATAAAAGCTTAAGTAAGAAATTTCATCAGACTTTCATGAAAAATCTTCGTCGTGAGTATGGCAGCGGTATTCGCTTTCTCGGCTGTGGTGAATATGGTGAACTTCATGGTCGCCCCCATTATCATTATATTTTGTTTAATATTGATTTTGACGACAAAATTTTTCGGTTCCGTACAGATGGTTATAGCACTTATACTTCTGCTCGTTTTGCCAAGGTTTGGAAATACGGTATGCATCTTATTGGTGAGTTTAGTTTTGATGCTGCTGCCTATGTCGCTCGTTATATAGTCAAAAAGCAGACTGGTAAAAATGCTGAATCTCATTATAAGGGTCGCATCCCTGAATTCATGGTTGCGTCTAATCGCCCTGGTATTGGCGGAAAATGGCTTGCAGAGTATGGTGAAGAATGTTATTCTAACGATTATGTTGTCATCAATGGTAAAAAGATGCGTCCGCCTCGTTATTACGATAAAAAATTCGATGAAACGCATCCTCATTGGATGGAATACATTCGTAATAACCGTATTGAAAAGATGATGCATCATTTAGAAAATAATACCTTTGAGCGTCTTGTTGATCGCTGTCGAGTCCAAGAAGGTAAATATAAACATTTTCTCGGTAGAAAACTTGACAAGGTATTGTGACTGTGTTATCATTAAGTCAGAAAGGAGATGTTTTTTATAGAAAAATTTCAATCTGAGCTTGACGCTATTAGATCCTACTGTAAGCATAAAGGCATATCCTTTAACTTTATATTTAGAGGTTCTAAATATGCTGCTTACAAGCTTAAACCTGATAGCTGTAATGTTATTCGTATTGATAATGATTATTTTGTTTTACCTAATACTACGTACCTTATGATCCGTAGATTTTTGGTTGCTTTAAGGAAAGGAGATTTAGATATTGAGACTTTATTCCATTTATGATGATAAGGCGGAACAATTTAGTCCTCCGCAGGTTTACCACAACGATATGCTCGCTCTTCGTGCTTTCCAAGGTATAGTGAATGATGATAAAATGCTTATTAAAAAATATCCTGAAGACTTTAGTCTTTATTATGTCGGTAACATTGGCGATTCTGATGGCCGTTATTATATTGAGTATTGTGACGAATCCCGCATTCCTGTACTTGTTGGTCGCGCCATAGATTATTTGGAAAATCTTGACTCTGTACCTAAAGAATGATAATCTAATAAAGAGCGTATCAGAAAAAGGACGGTCTCGAAAGAGATCGCCCTTTTTTTGTGCGCTACGCCCGCCGCGTCTAGGCGCGTATGAAAGGAGGTGAAACTATGAAGTTTAAGACAGCTTACGATTCTTCAGAGGAACATGATCATTGCAGCATTGAATTTACTATGCCGTCTCTTACCGTTCAAGATGAAAAAGAAGGATCCGATATTAACTATATCGTTAATAAATACGCAGACGGCCAGAAAGGCATAGCCACTTTAGACCTTGGCGACAGTTCGCAATACGCATTTCTTCAGTTTGGAGATGCAACGCTTCCTGGTGACTACAGCACAGCTTTAGAACTTGTGTCTGGAGTTCGTGAAGAATTCTATAGTTTACCCGCAAAAGTTCGAGCAAAATTCGGTCATGATCCTATGAATTTCATTGACCAATTGAACAATCCTGAAACGCTTGAATATCTCCGACGTGAAGGCTTGTACGGTAGCAAAGTATCTTCTGACGAACAACAACAGTATGTAAATAGTGAACAAACCCAAGAAAAAAATAACACTTTAGATTCAAATCAATCAGAAATACAAAAATAGGCGTCACCGAAGCCAGTTTCCTACTTGATGTAACTGGCGTAGGTGACGCAAAAATAAACTAAAACCTAAGAATGATTTGCTTTAGGATAATTCTTAGGTTTACACTTCAAAGAAGGTGAGAATTTGGCTCGTAAAATTAGAGTTCGAGGACATCGCTTTAGCGATGCTCCTGCAATGTATATGCGAAGGACAAAATTTGACCGCTCGCATGTCTATAAAACAACTTTTGATGCTGGTAAGCTTATTCCTATATTTGTTGACGAGGTTTTGCCTGGCGACACTACTAGGATGTCTGTTAATTATTTTGCTCGTTTGGCTACTCCTATTAAGCCTATTATGGATAATATTTATCTGGATTGGTTTTTCTTCTTTGTTCCTAATCGTCTTGTTTGGGAACATTGGCAGAATTTCTGTTTTGAACAAGAAGATCCTGATGACAATACTGATTATGTCATTCCTACTGTTACCGCTACTGGTAACTCTGATAATGCCTATATTGGTTCTCTTTGGGATTATTTCGGCTTGCCTATCAATACTCCTAATAACATCTCTGGCATTAATGCTCTTCCATTCCGCGCTGTTTACCTTATCTGGAATGAATGGTTTAGAGACGAGAACCTTCAAAAATCTGTAAAAATCCAAAAAGGCGATACCAATGAGGTTTTGGATTCTTCTCGTTCTTCCGACCAGCCTTCTTGGGTATTTTCTTCTGGTACTACTATATTTGCAGGCCTTGCCTGTCCTCCTCGTGGTAAGCGCCATGACTATTTTACTTCCGCTCTTCCATGGACTCAGAAAGGTCCTGGCGTTTCTGTAGGTCTTGCTGGTACCGCTCCTATACAAGGTGAATTTAGTATTAATGGTTTCAAGACTGGCGTCATTTCTGCTGAAGATACTGATCATAACCTTCAGGCTCTTGCTGTTGCAGGTCGAAATGGTCGTATCTCGAGTTATACTACAGTTTCTTCTTGGCCCACTGATAACGTTACTGTTAGCGGTTTGACTCAGTCTGGTTTGATTGCAAATCTTGACGAATCCTCTGTTTTTACTATCAACAGCTTACGCACTGCTTTTCAGATGCAGAAGTAAAATAAT